TCTAGGATGAATATAAATATTAACAGAAAGGCGAGCATCGCCAAAAGATCCCACTTTGTCTCTAAAGCAGATGGCTTGGACTGCTGTCTTGAATAATACGCCTTCTTTCGATATAAATCTTCTTTTGCCATTTGCTCTCCAATATGTATTCACTGATGGTGGATATGGAAGCTCAATAATCACACATTTCCCCATTGGCTTGCCATTGCATCTGCTATTCCTTGAAAAGTTTTAGCTCTATTTTTTTGCCTGTCTTTACCGCCTTTATTAAACCAATTGCCAGGAACCTTAGAGCTTTGCCTTTCATTTACAATATTTGTAGGCATTAGTTTAGGCAATCCTTTTAACCACAAACATGTTCTTTTCTTAAATGGGTGGCCATATTCATATGGTTGTATTGTCTGTGTATATAATGGCAATTCATATACTGTAGATGGAATAGGATTCTCAACACATATTTTTGGTATATTAGAGTTATATAATGCCATAAAAAATTGTTTAGCTTCTAAACCTAGCTTTAACCTATCAGAATTTAATTGTCCTTTAGGATATAAAAATCTTGCACCAGCATTAGACAAATATGTGCATGGTGGATGCGCAATCATTAAATCCCATCCATCATTAATAACATCTAATACATCACCTTCGTAATGTGGACCAGGAACATCAGTAGGAATAATATCGCAACTCATAGCATCATGTCCTAATTTTATAAAGGCATCTCTAACTGTGCCACTATATTCACAAGCAACCAATACTCTCATTAAATTATTTTATTCAGTCTTGAATTAATATCGCCACCTTTAGAAAGGTAAGCTTTAATTGCATCATTAATAATACTTGCTTTAGGTTTTTCTTGTTCTTTAGCTGCTTTATCTAATAGTTCAACACTAGAGGGTGTCAATCTTACTAGGAATGGTTTTAGTTCGGTACTCATACATTCTCCTTATACTTGGTTAATTGCTTCACTAGTTTCTTTTTATCTTTACCTTTTGCCTGACTTGACCTTTATCATTTTTGTATTTAACTTTATATTCATACTTACCGAAAGCTTTAGCCATGGATTGCATCCACTCTTTAGCTTCCATCTTTAAATACTTTCTCTACATTACCAGTAGAAGGATGGAGTTCGTATTCATATTCTTTAATTGTCTCAACAGAAGATACTTTCTTCTTGCCAAAGATCTTATCGAAGTTGGCTTCAAAGATTTCTCTATCAGTAAATGGTCTGGGTGTTGATCCTTTGCTCATATGCTCAATATATATCTTATAGATATACAAGTCAATAGTATGTTCGCTTGACTTAAAAATAAATATGGCTTATATTACTCATACGGGGCCATTACCCAGCCCTCCTAAATGTAGTAGCTGACAGATAGGGATAAACGTGTTTAATCGGTGGATTCTTCTTACAAGTTGCTCTCGGATGAGATCAAGTAACAGTATCGGGGATCAGACCACTGGGGATGTGAAGTAGTGCATTACATCCAAACTAGATAAACGAGAAGCTACAATCCATCTGGATTAGTAAGATAATTTAAACAATACTGTAAAGGCAGTCAGTAGGTAAGGTCTGCTTCTGCTAAGACATACCATGTTGATAAGATATCTGTTGTTATTAATCTCTAATTTATGGGAAAAATTTGTGTGTAGTACCCCGATATAAAGAAGGGGTAGTGGGGGGCAAAGGGTACCGCTTTAAATTATGCCTTCCCTTGTTTACCTGATAGCTTATGCCTTGCAATGCCTACGAATATAGGATGTCAGTATAGGCCTATTCATTTTGAAGGATGCTAAACGAACCTATAGCCGTCTTGATTATTATAACTCACTGACTTGAATGCCTTGAGCCAAGCGAGTCTTGAGTGATTCAATTGAATGACCGCTATTAATGAGCTTCTCGAGCTTCAATAGATCGCTGTCACTTGTGATATATATAAACAAACTAGTTATATCATCCACTTGCTGATTCTTTGATCTTACAACTTCCTGAGGTTGTATCGTTTTATCTATCTCGTTGATGAGTTTGGTATGTTTTCTGATCGCTGAGATATCAGCATTTAAGAATTGATGTTCTTTTAAATCGTCGTCTTTTATCTTTTCGTCATAGATAATGCGCCTAGTATTGCCTTTTAAAGCTGGCCATGAATTCTGCACACTTGAGATAATGCCAGCCTTTTCTAGTCGTTTTAAATGCTTACTGATATTCTGCTGAGTACATCCTAGATCATCAGCAATGCGCTGCAAACTTACGAAACTATAACCGCCCTTATTGCAATAACTAGCCAACACTGCCAGCACTCTTAGATTCTCACCTGATACTTTTCTATTTAAAAAAGCTTTTAATGGCACCACGCAGAACTTCCGCAAGTCCTCGTTTTTAACGACTTTGAGCTTTATTGGCTCAGGTATGTGATAACTTTTACTTATTGAATTGCTTCCATTCATATAAACATTGTATCAAAAATAAGTGTTTTAATCTATTGACAACCCTTAAAAACGGGTCCATGATTCACACATCGCAGCAACACAAGCGATATTTTAAATAAACTATAAAAGGTATATAAAATGACACATACATATAAAAACGCAAGCCAATTCAAACAATTCACGCCCGAACACGACGCGATAATGAAAACTTATCTTGAGCCTGTTCTTAACGCTTGGGAGTCTTATTCAAACCTAGGCTTTAAATATAGCGTTAAAGTTCCCGAGTCTTTTACATTCGTTGAATTTAAAAGCGGTTGGGATCAAGATGATTTCATTCATAATAACAGCGCTCATAAAATTGCTACTGATCTTGGCTTCGTTCCCGAGGTGGATGTATGTTCGGGACAAGACTATCCACGCTACTCAGAAAAGAACTGCCAAGACTCGTTAAGGTTCTTTTTTAAGAATGCTAACGAAGCTTGGATGTTTGCAGCTCAAATCGAAGCAACGATGGACTGCATTGAAGAAAACAAATTATCAGCTTTATATTAATAACAAACTTTAAAAGGTGAATATTATGAATAAGACACAAAAAGCAACTATTAAAATTATCAATAGAGCGTACACAAAACTATCCATTCTTAATAATATTAAGTGGACAGCATACAGAGACGAATTATTTAATCTCAATCTAAGAGACGAAAAAAGACACCGCCAGTCGTTCGGTAGTGGCCGAAAGTTTGATTCACCAATGGCCGATTGTGCTAGGTTGTTTGTCGTTCGTAACATCGCCGAGTCACTTATTGCGCCAAATTTATATCAAGTCTCTGATTTATTGCAAGTTAGAGAAAGCGCCATTAAATCTCAAGCCCTAGTCAATACTTATTATGATCGCATCATGGATGCTTTAAAAGATGAGGACATACACGAGCTTGCAAACCTAGATTATATTCAATTAATTGACTATCCAGAATATGAGCGTCAGCAAGTTATGAAAGCCGAATATTTGGCTAGAAAGGCGGCTTAATATGAAACTCGAACAGTATATTGCAATTTATAAAAGCCATCCAAAATGGGAACTCTTAAACATTAAAAAAGCCTTGTCATCGCTTGGAGGTTTTCTTAACTCTGATGATGACAATTTAAGGCTTGAAGCTGTCATTACAGTCTTAAAAATGAAACGACAAGGGGCTTAATATGACTAACTTATTAAAGCAATTTATTTGGCTTGTATTAGGGTTTATAAGCGCTTATTGCTGGCTTGTCTTATTACTAGCATTCTAAAGTTATCTTTTAAAGCCTCTTTTTAGGGGCTTTAAGGGGCTAATTTTGGCCATTAAACCATGAAAGGTATTAATAATGACTATCAACATTTTAGAACTAGATCAAGTATGCAATATCACTCAGGAAGTTTATTTTGATATTGTGGATCATTTTGGCATTGCTAAAAAATGTATTGAGCATGATCCAGAAAATCAAGACGGCACTCGCAATACTGAATATGGCGAGGAATTATATAACTTGATTGAATATGCTGTTAAAAATGCAATTGATTTTCAAGACTAACTAAACCACGAAAGGTAAACAAAATGAAAAAGAACTATATAGCTATAACTGAGCATGGATCTATTTTTTTAGGCCAGCATTTAGATAGAGAGGATGCTTTAAATGATGCTGTGGATCGTTTTAATATTCATCAAGCTAACAATTATCTTATAGTCAATGAATTTGAAGCGGCTGGAATTGCTTTTAATATAGGCCAGCAAGTGAGCTTTTATGATGAATAAATTTATCGCATATTATCGCGTGTCTACTGACAAGCAAGGCCAATCAGGCTTAGGTTTGGAAGCTCAAAGGACTATATGCTACGCCTATGCGCGTAGCATTAATGCGGAAATCATCTCAGAATATACTGACATTGAGAGCGGCTCTCATAATGATAGGCCAGAGCTGCTCAAGGCGTTGGCATTATTGGAAATTGAGAATGGTTCCCGCTTACTTGTAGCGAAGCAATGTAGACTTACTCGATCGGTTGCATTGATGAGTAGCCTATTGGAAAAGAAGGTGCCGCTTACCATAGCGGAAACGCCCGAAGCTAGTATTTTTGAATTACATATTCGAGCGGTATTAAATGAGGAAACAAGGCGGCAGATCTCAATCAATACGCGCAATGCGTTAATGGCCGCCAAAGCAAGAGGCGTTAAACTTGGCGCACCTAGAGAGATGATGAGAGTCATCGCTGTCAAAGGCGGTCAAGCACAAGCCAAAGTTAAGATAGCCTACGCATTAAAAATCAAACCTATGTTTGACTTGGCCATG